TCTATGTTATCTATAAGGTATTGTATGTATATAATTCCTGCATGGCCGTAGATTATTTCCGCGTTCTTGGCATGTACATCTGTAAGGTGCTTAGTCTCTGCCTCGTCAAACAACTTCTTAGCCTTTGTTTCTAGCATCCTCTGGGCTTCTGCTTTCGGCATAGCTTTAGCCATACTAACTTTCTCAATGATACTAGTGTTACCTGTTGTAACCGTTAACAGACTCCAAGGCTCTCCCCTAGCACGTTCGGTGTTACCTCCACCTGCCATACGGTTTTTCTGCCTACCCCCAGATAGTTGGTAGATCATGTCTGAAAGTTCTTCTGGCTTGGCGTTTGTCATCTCATCAATGTAGAGGGGTAAGTTATGGTATACCTCACCACGTAACATCCTAGAGTTTTGCGTATCATTCTTGTCTATCACCAATTCTTTTGGCTTGCCCCACACCGAAGCCCCTACGTACATAGCTGTAGTCTTACCTAGACCGGATTCAGTACTGTGTACATGGAATCCAGAACAAGCTATAGGACTCAGTGCCATCAAAGGGGAACCGAAGCTTGTAGCTACTATGTACTGGTGCAGTTCAAACCCATCTCGGTTATAGAAGTTAACCATCTCCTTCCATTCTTCCATAGTGCCACTTGGCTCAAAGGCATGAAACAAGTCTCTGGTAGGCGTAGATGGGGGGTTAGACTCTATGTGGTCAGCAAATATTTCTTTATCCCCTAGTACAAAGGACTTAAAGTCATCCCCAGTCCACCCAAACTGCCTACGGGCGTGCTGAGTAGCGGTAGTAGCTTGTAACTCGTTTACCCACCTAGTCGTGTAATTCATAATATCATCCATCTTAGTTACAGCCACCCCGTGTGCGGCCATCTGCTTGCGGAACTCTTCTTTAGAAGTAACGGCTGTGAGTGGTACAGTAAACTCTCTGACCCCATCTATAGGTAAGTGGAGGCGCATAACTATACCCTCACCTGATTCGACATCTTGTATACGCTTAACGACATATAAGTCGTTGTGATAGACCAACCTCTCGTCTATGTCTCCATCTTCTGTCTTGGTGCGTAGGTACACGCCCCCAGTAGCCCCACGGAAATAAGGTTTAGGGTACGGTGGTATGGTATATACCTTGCTATCCCCAGAGCCTGTTTCCATAGCTACTACGTTATCTTCTTCATCTGCTTCTTTGATCCGTTGCCCTAGTACTATAGGAGAACCGATCTTGCCCCAGTGCTTGCAGTCTGTACACACGTCCGGCCTGTTGTCATTGAAAGTCTCACACCTGTGAACATGTTTAGTTGTATCATACTTACTATCAGTTTCCCCGGCATCGTAACCCTCGTAGCCTCGTGATATTTTGTGTGCGCCTTCTCTCCCACCATCTACACAGTGTTTGATAATAGATACAGCGTCAAACCATAGGGGTTCGCTAACCTCATTGGGGTTCTTTAAGACATGTGATATCTGGGCACAACCTTCTCCCTTACTAGTCTTGGCGATAATATCTTTAAAGTAATTTTCCCTGTTACTGTATAGCCCCTGCACCACCGCGCTAAACTCTTCCACCATACGTTCGGGGACTGGTATCGAGTCGTGTCCAAGTAGTTCTGAGAACGCATCGAAGCTAACTAAATTCTGGTCAGTGTTACCGAAGTACGAAACTTCCGTAGGGGGAGTAGTCTTATGGTTATGCGTAGAGGGTATGCGTAATATCCTAGCCGCATCGGAGGTGACGGAGTGATCACAAATCAACCCGTGTGTCTTGGTTAAAGCCTTTAGACGTGTAGCTACTGGAAACCAATCATCATATACGACAGGTTCAGACAGGTGCCAGTATGCGTGTACGCCACGCCCAGAGTTAACAAGCATAGGTGTGGGCAGTTTTAGAGTCTTACAAAAACTTTGTAGGGCTACTATCGCGTCTTCTTGCGTAAGATATCCCTTGTCTTCTTTCTCCTTAACATCACCACAGTCTATGTCAAAAAAGAAAGACTGTAACTTGTTTACGTTCGTAACCTTCCGCGAGGTCGGTTCTTTAAATGTTGCAAGAGCAAAGTAACAATCGTACCCATCTGTATCTAATTCGTGCGCTTTATCTATTAACTGATCTGTAGTCGAGTAAAACTTCTGGTGTATACGATCAGTCTTCTTGTTGTGCGCCCAAATACAATAGGAACCGCTGTCGGCTAAAGCCCTTTGCAAAAATGATTCAGTATTCATATCCGCATCCGAGAGGTAAGGTAGCAGGGGTGCGTACGCACCCTTTTCGGAAAAGTATCCTAGCTACAAGTTAGTTAAGTAAGGAGGTTTTAACCGTCCCAATCATCAACAATAGATGCTAAGTCTTTGTCTTCTTCTTTTGGTGCCACGGACTTCTTCTTAGCGGTTTTCTTAGGTTGTTCTACTGGCGCTTCTTCTGCGGTATCATCTCCAAACAAGTCATCAGATACTACAGCTTTAGCTTTAGGTGCTTCAGCTACGGGGGAAACAGTTTCAAAGGGGTTGTCACTATCTAACTCAAACCCATCTGCTACTACACCGAATGGCGACGCGGCTTCCATAGGTAGGTACTTGATAACTTGTACAGCACGTAAGCGTACAGATACACCTGCCTCGCGCATGTTATACGGATAGAAAGTAACAGCTACATTAGCCGTACTGCCCGTAGTTAGTTTAAAGTCATCTGGTAACTCTTTACTCTTAGCGTCAAACTGCTTTGGAGGGTTAGTAGCATCCTTACCATAAGCCGCTTTGAGTACAGCCTTACCTATAAACAAACCATCCTCTTGCTTCTCAAAGGGAAAGTCGATCTTCTCAGGCCAATTTTTCTCCTTAGATTTTTGGTAAGCCTCATTCATTTGCCCATACAGAGCCTTGGCTTGGTCTTTATCCATACGAAACTTTGTCTCGTACTTAGCACCTTCTTCAAAGGCATCACAGGGTACGCTCTTACCGTTCTCACCTGCGGAAGCATCATACCTATAAGGTTGGTTAATGCGCGGATAAAGTATCTCTACGTTTTCAATAATATAACTCATACTAGTTTCCTTTACTGGTTGCGTTTAATTCAAAACCTTCTACTGCTGAGAAGGGAGACGTAGGTTCCGCAAATACATCTAGGCTTATCGCCTGTAATGTATCGGGGTGGTTCTTTAACTCTGAAACCTTGTCTGCCTCGCCTTCGTTCAACGAACGTATCGGTTTAAAATAAAGTTTAGGGATCGGACTTTGTTCATCAAAATATACTCGCGTAACAATGCGAGTTGCTACAGAACCTCTGCTAGACAAAAACTTAACATAGTCTTGCATCGGCATGTGTCCACCGTTACCCCTACCGTATATAGATGTAGCAGGTAACTGTAGTTGGTATACCTCGTCTAGCTGATCTTCAAATACTACAGCTATCCGTTGGGCAAACCTACAAGCACGTCCACGGTTACTCCCTGACCCACGTATATTCTGTGGGCAATCCATACAACGGGCGGCTTGCTTGTTCTCTTGGGGTACATCTACAGAAGGTCTCTGCGTATCTGCTGACCAACACGTTGGTGCTACTGACCTGTTAGGGTCGTAAGCATTCTCAAAGTATGATCGTGATACAGGTGCCGCATTCACAACTACGATGTCCTTAAAGTCTTCTTCTATAATAGCTGTTTCTTTCCCAACCACAATAGAAAACTTCCTACTGTACAAACTAATTCGACGCACATCACATATCCTCGTCAAATAACTTTTCTACTTCGGTTGGAGTAGCGGCTTCCTTTCTCTCCATGTAACTTGCTACGCTATCTTCAGCGTGTTTTTGTGATCCTCGCAGTACGTATTTGTCAGGCCCATCTTCTGTTGGATCAACCATAGCGCCATTAGACAGTAACGAGTTAGTCACATCTGAGATCCTAAACCTGTACGTGCTACCCACTTTAATATAAGCATCGGGGGTTATGTGTTTCCTACGCACCCATGCACGTATAGTTGATACTGATACCGCAAAGTGGTCGGCTATGTCTTCTATGGGTACAAATGATTCCTTCTGTTTCATTATTTTTTCCTTACCGCTACTGCGTATTCTGAATCTACGTTAAGACCTCTTGGTACAAGGTCGGGATTTTCTTCTAAGAACTGCCGAACATTACCTTGGTTAAGACGTTTATCAAAGAACTCTGGTACATTGTTCTCCATAACAAATTTGTACATAGACTCCCAATCGCTAGTCCAGTACCTAGTCTTAACTGATCTATAAAACAAACCTGCTGATGTCTTAACACTTTCTACACCTTGATCCTCACAATACTTGAGTAGTGCTTCTTTTATCTTCTCAAGGTTACTCGCAAGGACAGAGTCCTTATCTTTAAACTCTGCTGACAGTTCCGCTCTCTTTATCTTGATCTTCAAGTAAGTCTCGGTCAGTTTCTCAGGGGTTACATTACTATTCATACTTCCTCCAATCGTTGTCGAGATGTACACTTTAGTGAGTATTTGTACCCTAGTCAAGTATTTCTTTGTAAAGATCAATCATTTTTGTGTGTACGTCTATTCTACTATCTAACAGTGTGTAAACACGTTTCTCTACGTTAGACCCTTGCAGTTGAACAACGGTACATTTGTGATCTTGTCCTGACCTGTGTACACGAGCATTAGCTTGCAGATAAGTTTCTAATGAACTTGTTGGCCCCCACCACACTACAGTGTTTGCGGCTGTTAACGTAACACCGTGTGCCGCCGCTTGAGGTTGTATCACTAGCACCTTGGGATCATCTTGTTCTTGGAACTGTTTAAATATTTTAGTTCGGTTGGGGGCGCTTACATCTCCACGAATTACTTCCGTAGATATTTTATCTTCTCGTAGCTTGTTAGTGAGTATATCTATTACATGTTTAAAGGGCACAAACACCAATACTTTTTTGCTAGACTCATCTATCACTTCTCGCAATACTTTGTAGCGATGCTTTATGTCAAATTCTAGTGCCTCTCCCTTATCTGTATAGACTGCACCTGCGGATATCTGTAGTAATTTGTTCATGTTAACTGCCGCATTGACCGCTGTGATCTGCTCACCCGATGCTTGCATTACCATTCTATTTTTAAGCTCTTTGTAATACTTCTTCTGTTGACGTGTTAACTCCACCTCGCGCTTGACGTATATCATTGGTGGTAGGTCAAGACACTCATCTTTTGTGAATCGGATGGCAGGTTGTAACGCGTTATACACTGTCTCTGTAGCGGTCTCTTGGGCTACCCATTTAAAGTTAGTGACCTTACGCATGACTTGATCTCGGAACGAACCAAAGAATTTAGGTACGCTGTTGGGGTTTACCAACTTAGCTAACCCATAGGCATCCAACGGACTCTGTGCCGCAGGAGTACCTGTCATCATCCATAACCAAGTATTAGGTTTGAGTAATCTATTTAAGGTTTTCCATCTAGCAGTTTGAGGGTTCTTGTAGTGGGTAGCTTCATCTACAATGATTAGATCAAAACCCCCATTAGCGATTGTGTCTTCAACGATAGCTAACCCATCGTAGTTTATTACTACATAGTCAGCCCCGTTGTTAATAATTTTTCTACGTTTCTCTGCCGCACCGTAGGCCACATCGACTGTCCTGTGCATAGCGAACTTAAACAAATCATCACGCCATGCAGAATCCATAATAGATAGTGGGCAGATAACCAACACGCGGTTTATCTTGCCAACATTAAGTAGGTAGTCTGATGCCCATATAGCGGAAGCAGTCTTGCCTGTACCCTGCTCGTTAAAGCAAAACGATTTACGGTTAAGTGTTAGAAAGGCGGAGGTAGTTTTCTGATGATCGAATGGTGTGTACTGTCCCGTCCATTCATACTTCCCCTCTATAGGAGAAGGTGCCTTGATATTCAAGTTACGTAGTACATGAGCCTCTTCTATATCCCAGTTAACTAACACTTGGTTATCTGCTAACTCTTTACTCTTTGGTATTACCGTAGTCACTTGACTAGGGTTGCGAAGGCGTAGCAATAACGCCCTGTTGTCTACTATCTGCATTTGTTTCTCCGTTGCGAAACAGCATGAAGTGGGTGTCCACATCACGCGAGAAATTTAGTAGCCCTGCTTCGTCCACAGATAGGGCTAGGTCTGCCTTATTATCTATGTTGTTACCTACAACATAACTTTTGGACTTCCTAAATTTTATACGTTAAAGGGGGATGCCTCGGAGGGCAACGCATTTTATTTTATGACGCATCTAGGCAACGTCTCACACACACTAGTCAGGACTTATAGTTCCGACTTCTGTTAGCAGAGGAACTCTCTACCCGAACACCATCTTTGTTGCTACCACCTCGGCTCAGTGCTTTGTTATGGCTAACGTCTTTACCTTCACGCTTATCGGCCTTGCCATTCTTGTTAGCATCTTTACCTGTCTTGTCCATAGCACGTCTAGCCCGCTGTCTTTCCATTCGGGCTTCGTGTGCCGCGCTACCGACAGGGGGATTCTTTTGTTTCTTTCTGTCTTTCGGATTCTTGTATGGCATTTAGTTTCTCCCGTTGTAAACACATTCTGTTACTACGCAATGACGTTTGCATAGTCCACTCTGATTAGCATTCCACACATCTTTTATGTACGCTTGCTCCATACGATTATAATCGGCAAGCCACTTAGCCCATAGGCTCGGTGCTACCTCGTAGTCATATTGTTCTTTCACTAACTCGTTACACACTACGAACACGAGTCCACCACGTACTGTTTCTATGTCAGGGTAGTGCTTGAATACTGCTAGAGCCATCAACTCCAACTGCCCCTTATCTGCGTACCTAGTATTCTTGCTTGTCTTGTAGTCTATGACCCATGCTACCTTAGATTCTCTATCAAGGATAACCAAATCTGCTATCCCTCTCCACCACACGTTATCATCTCTGAATCCGCACGGCTCTAGGTTCTCGGTGAGTCCCATCTCCAACTCACATATCTTCTCTCCCTTCTTATCTATGAGAGAATCTAGTACTGCCTTACCATACATAAACTTGTTAGGTAGAGGTGTACCATCCCTAACGTATTCCTCTGCCGCTAAGTGAAACGCTGTACCGTAGTACATAGCTTCTGTTTCAGGTTCCTTATAATCCTTGACCACCTTGAGATGGCGAAACTTCTTGGGGCACTGCTCAAATGATTTGATCTTAGAGAACGACCACGGTTTTATACTCATACAAGATCACCTTCGTTAATCACATCTGCTGCCGAAATCAATTGTTCTATAAGACTGT